TGTGAGTAATCAAATGTACCCCACTTACAACCTTCTTCAGGTATAAACAAAGACCTAATTAAAGGCCCTGTTTCCGGATCCCTGGCGGGTATCTGCTGTAGGTTAGGATTAGAATAACTAAATCTACCTGTAACCGTTCCACCTTGATCAGAACGTATCTGGTTTATATCAGCATGTATTCTGCCATTGTGTTCATGTTTAATAATAGAATCAATAAATGTAGTTCTAACCTTGTTAATTTTTCTAGCTTCTGCTATCATACTGACTACAGGATTTTTATGTTCATTGAGAAAACCTTTAGTAAAAGATGGTTCACCCGTAGGTGTTTTAGTATATGTTAAATTTAATTTATCAAAAAGTGGAGCAATACTTCTTGCTGCCATTAGTTGAATGTCTATTCCTGTTTCTATTTTTATTTGTTGTAGTAGGTTTTCTTCTTTTACTGCCAGTGCTGTTTTCAATTGATTGGCTTTCTCGACATCTACCCGCACCCCTAGGAAGCGCATATCGACCAAACAAGGAAAAAGATCTGTCTCAAGATTAAATACTTCTTGCAAGTCATCTTCAATAATTACTTTTTTTAATTTCTGCCAAAGTTTAAAAGTTAGTTCAGCATCTTTCTCACCATACGCTCCAACTTCCATTGCAGGCATTCTCCACATCTCAGCCTTAGGATCTAATCCTCTTTCTTTTGCTGCTTCATTTAATTTTGCTTCGTTCTTACCTTCGCTTAAATGATGCCAAGACAACGTATTAAGTGTAAATGAAAATCTATTCTCATCAATTAGTGATGATGCAATCATGGTATCTACGATTAAACCATTGATTTTTATACCTAAATTACGTATCCAACATACGTCATACATTGCATTATGAAATATTTTTGTAGCAGGTGATTCACAAATATCTTTAAACCATTCTAAAGTTTTCTTACGATCTAAGTTAGGACCAATCTCATGTGCTATAGGAAAGTATCCTTTGTAACCATCTACAGCTACAGCTATACCAACTACTTCACCATTACCTATAATAGAACCGGAACCTTTTGATTTTAAATCAGGGTCACGTGTTTCTAAGTCAATTGCAATCTCATCTGCTCCTCGAAGATCAGGGTATTCATTAGGCATTACCCATTCTGTTTGTGGTACTATCATAGTAATCTACTCCAAAAGTAAATAGTCATTAATGTGTAAAAAAATAAATCATGTACTGCAAATGAATTCACTTTTTTTTAACCATGTCTTTCATTTTCTTTATTTCTAATTCACAATAATGAATTATCTTTTCCAAATCTTGTATACCATTTTTATTTTTATAACGACACACATACTTTATAACGTTTCCCTGGAAAAAGGAAAGGTCGTTCTTAGAAATAAATTCATACGGCTGCATGTAAAAGTCTTTATAATGACTTCCACCTATTTGCTTATCCTGTGGAAATGCTTTGTCAAACATATCTTTGTTACTCATAACTGATAACCCTTTCTATTTTTATTTAGTTTTAGTTTATATAAATTGTTACGTGCTCTTGTAGTTCCCACGTACCAAACTCTATGTTCTTCATCTTTTTTATTTTGACTTTGATTGATAGATTTAATTATTTTATCTCCCATATCCAAACATAGGATTACATTATTTTGTTCTCCACCTTTGATAGCATGAATAGTTGATAGCCATATTCTTGCAGGTTTTTCTAAATTTTCTTTGTTTTCTAATAAATGTAATAAATATTCTTTGTCAGTATCTTCAGCTATTTTAAAAGCTTGAAACCAATTTTGATCTGGTTTCCATTTATACTCACCGGTAAAATCTTTTATATCTTTTATCTCTTCTTCTGATAACTCCTTACCCTTACACCACGCAGTATAGTTATTCATAGCAGTATACATTCTAGTTTTTATACTCTTACCTCTATTGCTTTCAAAATATAAACCTTTAGCAATAAGCATATCTTGTATTGTTAAAAGCTTTGATACTGTTCTAGTTAATATAAACCATTTATCTTTTGTTAAATCTATCTCATCTAAATTATATATGTCTTCACATATACCTTTTTCATCTCTTGGATAATACTTTTTTAATTTTCTTAAACCTATTATATTACTTATAGGTATGGTTGATTGTGCTTGTACTGCTTTTGATATTCTTTTTGATTTATTTAAAATTCTTTCCTTTGCTGGTTCTTGTATAAATCTTCTGACATCTGCTCCTGCCCATTCAAAGATAGCTTGGTCATCATCACCAGCTAAGTATATATCTTTAGTTTTAGCTTTTAAAATATCATATAGCTTCCATTGTAAAGGTGATAAGTCCTGAGCTTCATCTATAAATACTACATCAAAGCTTGGAATTTTATCTGATGTATCCACTAACATTTTAATCATGTCATTAAAATCAAATAGATTCTTCTTATATTTGTACTCAATTAAGTTGTCATGTATATGTTTTAAAGTTATCCAATTGACATTCTTTGTATCATGCTCTTCTAAATCAAACTCTTCTCTTACAGTTACACATCTGTTAACTGCTTTATGTATAATTTGAAAGTATGGATTTTCAAAACCAAGATAGAAAGATTCATCTTTATTATATCTATCGTAGTATTTAATTTGTAAATTAACTTTCTTACCAAACTCTTCATAATGATAAGGCTGCATTACATTATCTTGATTTATATTATCTAAACAATCAAAACCTAATGAGTGTAATGTTCTAAAGTAACTTAGTCTTCTAGGCGATATAGGTAACATTCTTTCTTTTGCTTCACCTGCAGCTTTCTTTGTAAAAGCAAAGTAACCTATTTTATCTAAAGGTGTACCACTTCTAATATATGCTTTAGCTCTAGATATTAAACGATACGTCTTACCTGTACCAGGAGGACCATAGTATTTATAAATCATACTATCTGATCTTCTCTTTCTATTTTAATAGTTTCTTTTATTTCTTCTGGTTTCTCAAATATAAACAAAGGTATTTTTGCAACTCTTATTGGTTTAAAATATTTTCCATCATCATCTTGTCCTGGAAATCTTTTCTGTTTACCAAAAAATGCTTTCTTATCTTCGTTTGTTTCTGAATTGTTATCAAATAGTTCATTCGATATCATGTAAGATGTTTTCTGTGCATCATACTTCCACTCTTCGTTTTTTAATTTGTCAAAGAATTTATCAAATACAAACCACGCAAAGTCTGTTTCTACTAATGGTCTACCACTTTCAAAAGACATGTAGCTTGTTGCCTGAGGCCCGTATATATGCTTCTCTAAAAGCTTTTTTAGGACTTCTATTGGACTTGTACCTTCTGCAGGTTCTATAATTTCTATTTTATCTTTAGGACTACTTAATGATTTAAGTATAGTTTTAAATTGTTCTTGTTTAATAGTAGGTGCTACTACCAAAGCTTGTTCAAATAATACTGTAACAAATTCGTTTATTTGAGTTAGCTTGTAAGTATTTTTAAAATGAAGCTGAACGTTTTCTTCATCTTCATCTTTTACTGTGACTCTCCATTCTGGATTAGGTTTGTAATTTATTTTTTGTAAGTTACTTAGTTCTGGAAAGTTAGGTTTACCATCAGACATTACTCCATACTTTCTTTTAGTACATAAAGCTTTCATACAATTAGGTTGTAGTAATGGATCTGTACAAGTAAAACCCTTGTTCTGCTTTTCCCAATTTTTTATTTTTGATTTTATATGGTCATCTGTCCAATGTTCATCAAAAGAAAAATAGTTTCTACCCGCTTGTAGTACCATCTTCTGCCAACTATCAGTATATTTTTTCTTAGCAAACACCATATAGTTATATAAAAAACGATCTCTACCATCAGTAAATGTCATTTTTTCTTTTGTTAGTTTCTGTAGACATGGTGGACCATCGTTGAACTCTTCTCCTCCACCTTTTAGTTCACTTAAAACTAAATCTTCTTTTATGTTTTTAAAGTTTTTAGGATCGACTAAATTTAATTTTACCGTTTCTACAAATTTTTCAAAAGACATTGTAGTGCCATCTATGTCTAACGCTTTTCTATCATCACCATTGTAAGGTAGATTAATAAAGTTTCCGTTTGATAGTGTACCATCACTAGATCTTAACTGAGTTTGTTTAGGAAATATTTCTGTACCTTGTGCTAATTTAAATACAAATAATAACTCTTCTAAAAAATCTCTGATTTGTTTTGCTTTTACCAATCGAGTGGTGAACACATATAAATGTAGTCCACCACTCTTGGATAGGATAGGTATGATTGGCAATTCCTTTTGTTGAATTATGTCTAAGTAAAATTTTCTATCTATTGGATATGTATCTACATCTATTGCACCAAATCTTGCCATACCATCATCAGTGCATGGTTGTATTCCAATTGATTTTATTCCTTTAATATGATCTTGATAATCTTCGTCAGTGACCGGTATCTTAGCCCACTCGTGTTTCCATTTCTTTTTACCTGTTTCCGGATCTACGTATCCGTCATCTATTTTACAGACACCATAACTTCTTTGAAGTCCTGTAAAGTATTCTATGTATTCTTTCATATGTTCCTATCCATTTAATAATTTCTAAAGGCGCCTCCAGTCTCCCTTCAGCGCCTCTGTAGCTACATTCCTCTAGGGAATTATATAATATCTTTAGATTTTGTTTCTTCAGATTTTTCATACTTAGGTTTGTTTAAACCTGATGATACTTGCTGATGAAACTCTTGACCTATTTGATACAAAGATGCATCTTTTTGATCAGAAACATCTAACATTCTAACCAACGATGGTTTGTATATATGCCAAGTTTTATCACCCGCACTTTTTTCAGCAGTCTGTAATTTAAACATTGCAGAATAGGCTGCCGGTTGAAAAGAACCTTTTTCATCTGTCATTGACAAATTAGAAATAAGATCGTTCAGCTTTCTAGCAGGTGTAAGATTAGATGATCTCATTGTGATCACTGCTTTTCTTGGTGCACCATCTACCATTGCAATTACAAAAAAGTACATAGTCTTTTCAATATAGTTACCATTTGATAATCTATATTTTATACCACGCATTTCTTCTTTAGCATCTGCAGGTGGTGTTAGATGTGTTCCAACAGGTGCTGACGGGCTATCTCCCATTTCTTGCCACTCTGGATATCTAGTCTGCGTATGCGCTATAATTACATCTATACCTTTGGCACCATCAATCGGTTTTCCAAAACTATTAGAATATATCATTCCAGGATCTGCTCCTTCAACGTGTTTAGCGCTTCTTGAGTTACACTCCGGTGATAGTTGATGTAAGATTTTTAGAATCGGTGTTGATACGTCATCTGATTTAATCTCTTCTGCACCTTTACCTGAATCGGCTCTAAGGTTTAAAGAGGCTAGTGCACCTGCACTATCTTTTTTTACGACTTGTTTGTCCATACTATATCTCCTTATTAGTTTAGTATTTTATTAGTTTATTTTTTATTAGTTATGCTCGTACTATTTTTTTCATACGAACTAAACAGATCTGTAGGAATTTCAAGATTTTTATCTTTTAAATCCGACATCACTGCTGAGAGTCGAGCGTGGTGAACTTTCTC